TTACTGTTCATATCACCGTGATTTAGATCTTTGTGATTTGCGCCTGCAAGTTTGTAGGCCTGTTTAAGTATGTTGGCTTCTACCTTGGTATATGGAGCAGTTACTTTGCTTTTACCAACCCAACTTAGGTAATCTATATCTGGATCATTTTGACCGTCACACATTGCGGCAGCAAGTCCAACTCTATTAAAGGTATAATCACTGTTTGCTTTGTCTGCATCACTAAATGTATGTAATCCTCGTGTAGAGTTTTGTTGTCTCTTTGACAACTTTCCTGCTTTGCGTTCGGTAATAAGTTCAATTATCTTCATGATGTATTATTTACCACGACTAAACCAAAGTTTAAACCATTCGTCTGTTCCGGGTTTAATACCTTGTTCTCGCTGTAGCTGACCTTTGTTACTGCCTGCGACTGGCTGTCTTAGTGTAGCATTATATTCTGCAAGGCGTGCTTGACCACCTAATCCGCCCATAATGCTGGTTGCCTTTAGGGCGTGAATAGGATCTTCTGGTGCTAGATAAGCATCATCTCCGCAGTCCTGTGGAACATCATTTACGGTTATTCGATATTGCTTCATTCATAATAATCTTATTAATAAGATTGTCCATAATGTCCTCAACACCTTCGCTTACTTTGACACAGTTATTGACCCTAGTGTCGCCCTTCATCTTGGTGCCTTGCTTTTTATAACCTTTCCAGCAACTAGGATCTAATCGTTGTTTTTCTTCTTCCATGCCGCCAACAAACTGTCCTTGCTTAACTGGACCTTTTTGTTTGCCTTTGGCATGAGCAGCTGGCCCTAATTTGTTCTTGTCACTACCTGCAAACGCACTCTTGGGTAGCATTGCTTCTTTCTGACCTTTTTCGTCATTGGCAAATTGTTTTTTTGTTGCTTTAACAATACCACTAAATCGTTTGTCTGCACGTTTGTAGTCTCCTGCTTTGTCGGCAGCACTTGCATCTGCACCAGCAGCTTTCTTATAACGACCTAATGTATCATTAGATAGTTCTTTTAAGTTGCCCCACTCGTCTTTGCTAGTAGCATCACGTTTGGCAATGTTTCTGCCTTTTAACTGGTCATCACGCCGTTTATCACCAGCAGCCCGTAGTTTAGCAACCTTGCCATCATCTTTGTTAGCAAGTCGACTTGCGGCAGTTGACATAGCTTTACTTTCTGCTTCCGCCACAGCTTTTGCTTTTTTTGGTTTAGGAGCACTCATAGCTGTCATACGCTCTTTAGCCTTGTTCATTAGATCACGCACTTCGTCGTCGCCGATCTCTGGGCTCATTGCATCGCGCCAAACTGCAAATTGTTCTTGTTCAGATTTAGTAGGATCCATCAGTACTTGACGCATTGGTGTTGCTCGTGGACCTTCTTCCCCTGCACTAGGATCGCCTGTTTCTTGACGACTTATGACGTCTAAATTGTCAAAACTGTACATAATATTGCCTGATTTGTCTGGTTTATTGTTATAATTCTTCAGATATTGAAAGGCTTTTACTTGATCGGCACCTAGTACTACTGTAACGCTTGTATATCCTTGTTGATTAAGATTTTGTAATACACGAGTCAGGTCCGGAATTTCGTCAGTAGCAGGTTGGAAAATGTGTCCACTTTGTGGAAATACTTTCTTATAAATTGCAATCTTTTCATCGGGAGTAATTGGATCATCTTTGCCAACAGTCTTACTAACAACAAAGTAAGGATCACCTCCTGCCCTATTGGCCTGTGTAATAACTGAGCTGGCCAGCATCATATGACCCTTGTGGCCCATGCCTCTGCCCCAACCTATAACAGCAGTTTTACCTTGACCAGTGCGTTGTATTGCTTCAAATATATTTCTTAAAAACATGTTAGTCTCTTCTTGGTGCCCAATTGGCTTGATCAATTGCCTTAACAAATTGCCCAGGTAGATCACGCTTGAATTGTGTACCTGGATGTGCCTGTACATATCCTTCTGGCTTAGTTTGTCTAATGCCTCCGTGTGTGCCCGCACTTAATTTATTAATCATTTGTAATTTTTCTTTACTTAACATATCTACAGATTGTAGGACGGCGTTAAGACCTTTCTGGTCAGCAAGGATTTTCTGCGCTTGACCTGCACTTACATTAGCAGTGACCCATTCTTGGAACTTGTCAGCAACACCTGGGATGCGTAGATTCTGATTATAGAATTTGTATAAGATGTCACCGGGCTTGGTCAGTCCTGGCTTAGGCGCAAGGAATGCATCAATTGCCGCAGCATTTGCAGTAATGAATTGTTCAGCTTTTGCTAATCCCGCATCTTCAACACCTGGCGCCTTTTCAACATATGTTGTACCTTGTACAATAACATCTGGCGTACTTAATTGTTCGGCATTAGGAAAGCGACCTTCTTCACTGCTACCTAGACCATCGTAGAATCCTGTTACAGCAACCATAACTTTGGCTTTGGCAATTCGTTTGCCTAAGTCACTACCTACAGGAATGTGAAATGCTGTAATGTTAGGAGTGAAATCGTATTCTTGTGTTTGCGGATTCAATTGTGCAGGCTTGCTAGGATAAAATAGTAATCCGCCTTCTACATAGCCTTTTTGCGGGCTTACTTTCTCAAAGTAAGGCCATAGGCTCATCATTTCGTTAGCATACGCTTCACGTTGAGGTGCTTGTTCGGGAGTTGCTTTACCTGTGCCCATGATGAAACTTTTAATATCTTCGGGACTATACATAGCCGCTGGAACGCCGGGAGCAATCTCAGTTTTGCCGCGTTTTAAATACTCCCATGCATTCTTTGGAATCATTGAGAATCGACCTTGCTCGTCTCTTCCCCAATACATAACAGGACTACCGTCCCACTTTAGTTCAATGGTGCTACCTTGTGTACCCATACTTTGTAATCTTTCAACAGCATGAAGTCCGCCAGTACTACCGTTAGTAAACACTAGATCTTCAATGTGTTGGTACTTGCGACCTACAGTAGGAGCAGCCGCTTCACTGATTAGTTCGCGAATTTTCATAGGATATGATCCAATAAAAATCTAAACCATTCCTGGCTACCTTCTTTTAAGTCAGCCCCTGGGAAATACTTGTCTCTAATAGCTGTATATTTTTCTGGATACTGCTTTAGAGCAGCTAATACACGTTGCGGATTGCCCATGTCAGCTGCTGTGGCTGTTGGGCCGATGATGATTTTAGCAATCTCATCTTTGTTATTTGTAATAAGTTCTTTGGTTGTACGATCAACAAGTCCTTTATACGGACTCATCATCATACTAGGATGTTCCGGACTTGCACTCATGTTGGCTAAGTCTGCCCACATACCGTGCAATGTACCACCCTTCATTTGAGGATCAGTGTAATCGTGTGTATGTAATGGCTGAGCAGCCGCAGCATTTTCAACAGCCATTAAGTCAACCTGAACTAAATCTTGTGTATCTCCAATTGGAATGCCAACGTGAATACTAACACCTGTGCGAGCAGCAAATAATCCCTTGCTTTTAAAATAGTCTTCTAGCGCCTTGCGCGATAGTTTCAATTCTTTAGCAGGAAATGCCTTCATTAATTCTGCAGCATCAATTAATGCATCTATGTCTGAACTAACTTCCTTGTGCCCTGCTGATCCAATAGGAAAAAGATTCATTCCTTGTGGAAGAATCTTCTTTAAGTTGGCCATTACTAAGGGAAAATTTGCCTTTTGTAATTCAACTGCATTTGGTACAACGTTTCCGCCTTCATTTAACTTCATATCATTATCCTAACTTATATTTTCCTGCGCCAACATCGTCATAGTAATGATCATGCAATCTCTGACACATGCCTTCTCTTAGTTTAATTGGAAATAGTGTCCCCATTTTACCCTCCATTTTTTTAGTTGAGTAAAATTCTTTGCATCCTTTAACAACCATGGGCATATACAATTCTAAGACCATCTCTGGCCCGCACTCTTTTAAAGCCTTTAGTTTTTTGGCAATGGGGAAAAAGTAGTCTTTATGTATTCTATCGTGATCAATCATAAACCAAAATAGTTCATCTTCTAGGTTGTCAATTGACTTTTCGTCTTTTTTACCCTTATTAACATTGATCGGTTTGTTAAAAAATTCAAGTAGTTTCATAAGGTATTAGTGGTTATATTGTACTGCTAATACAGTACCTTCTTCGATGCGGACGTGTCCCCGTACCCATACAAAGTTACCTGTAAAATTAAAGAGATTAACGTTAGATTGAGTTCTAACGTTGAATTCGGTGTATACCTGGCTTGTATTTGTTATATTAAACCAGTCAGCGGCAACTGGCTCTGATACTAGGGTTGCCTGCATTGTAACAGTACCTATAAAATATTGATTACTGTTGTATGCTACTGTGTGGAATCCGTCGCTTCCTCCAAAGTATCCGTCTCCTTTAACCCGATCGCTAAGAAAGGAAAGGACGCCTGTTCCTGTATTTGGGTAATCTACAAGAACAGTATTTGTACCGCTAGTTGTGTGAAAAATGAGATTTTGGCTTAGTGCTGGCATAATATGTTATTTATGTCACTAATGCGTTCTCCCTTAGTATGAATTCTTCTACCTTTTTAACGTATCCGCTAAGATACATTCCTACCATACTAAGCATTTTATCGTCTTCTACATACATAAACGGGTCTTGTGCATAATGCCTTTTTCCTGTAAGCCATAACCTACTAGTTCCACTAATATCTATTTTATCCCCGTATTTGTCTGCCCAGTCTACAAACAAAAACCGTTTGTCTGCAGGAAATTTGGTCTTAAAAAAGATCCTATATCTGTACTTTTCTTTAGGAAAACTATCACGCAATATTTTTTTGTGACCGTTGCTCAGTAGAAATTTCAATTCTTCGGGCGTGGTGGGCCCAACAATTTTCTGAACCCAGGGAAAAAGCACATTATCAATTTCCTCCAGGATAGTAAGATCTTTACAAAATAGGTTAAAGTGCGAACCTTCAACTCTAATTCGTATGTCTTCTGTCATATCTAAGAACTTTTCAGCAGCATGGATAAATGCAGAAAACTGCACCTTATCTATTGATTTAGTGTCATACGGTGGAAACCTAAGTCCCTTACCAGTTAGACACCATTCTTTACACAAAGCAGCCCCGTTGTGTACAATCCTATTAGCACCAACTTGCCGACATTCTACCTTATAAGGCCACTTGTTGTAAAAAAGTTTACTTGAGTTCAACTTTCGAATCGGTGTTTTCATCAGGTACCTTTGCTTTTTCAATTGGCATTACATCAACTACAACAAGTTTTAGTTTGTCTTTTTCAATAACAACATCAACAACACCGCCGTTGGCAAGTTTACCAAATAAAATCTCTTTACTAAGCGGCTTCTTAATGTATTCATCAATGGTACGTTGTAACGGACGAGCACCCATTTTACTGTTAAATCCTTTGGCAATTAGATATTCGACTGCTTCGGCGCTTGGCTTAACATGAATATTTTTGTCCTTAACAAGTGCATTGAGTTCGTCGATAAACTTCTTAACAACTTTAATCATATTAACTTGGTCTAGCTTACCAAACTTTACAATACCGTCTAGACGATTGCGGAATTCAGGAGCAAAGAATTTATTAACCGCATCTTTAGGATCGCTGTCGCGTTCTAGGCTACTAAATCCTACACCGTTCTTTTCAGAATCGGCTGCACCTAAGTTTGAAGTCATAATGATAATAGCATTACGACCGTCGGCCTTTTTACCATTTGAACCTGTAACAAATCCATTGTCCATTAATTGGAGCATAACTGTAAGTACATCTGGGTGAGCTTTCTCAACTTCGTCTAGCAATAGAACACAATTAGGATGTTCCTGTAAGTTAGTGATCAACTGCCCTGCATTGTCGTCAAATCCGACATATCCGGGAGGCGCCCCGATAAACTTAGACACTGAGTGTTTTTCTTGGAATTCGCTCATATCGAATCGAATAAGTTTAACACCCATGCCTGTGGCAAGCTGTTTAGCAACTTCAGTTTTACCAACGCCAGTTGGTCCTACAAACAAAAAGCTACCAACTGGTTTATTAATTGCTTTAAGCCCTGCTTGTGCGATAAAGATTTTATCAAGCAGGCTTTCGATTGCACTTTCTTGACCAAATACTTTATTGCGTAGATTTTTCTCAAGTCCGGCAATGTTAGAACCTTCTTTAGCACCAATTTGCTCAACTGGTAAGTTGGCAATCTTTGCTACTTCAAACAAAATTTCATCATGATCAACAACACCATTTTCTTCGTCCTTAACTTTAAAACGAGCGCAAGCACAATCAATCAAGTCGATTGCTTTATCTGGTAACTTCTTATCACTCATATATTTTACAGAATATGTAACTGCATCTGTAATAGCTTGGTTAGTGATTTTAACATTGTGATGTTTTTCGTAATACTTCTTAAGACCTTTAAGAATTTTAATACAGGTTGCTTCGCTAGGCTCGTCAACAGTAACACGTTGGAATCGACGCATCAATGCACGATCCTTTTCAAAGTGTTTACGGAATTCTTCCCAAGTAGTTGAAGCAATAACTTTTAATGTACCTTTGCTCAGCGCCGGCTTTAGCATATTGGCCATATCGTTGCTGTTACCATTTGCGGCCCCTGCACCGTTCATCATGTGCGCTTCGTCGATAAAAATAATGCATTTGCCTTTCTTTTCAATTGCACCTAGCACCATTTTTAACCGCTCTTCGAAATCACCTCGATACTTACTACCAGCAAGCATTGCACTAATATCTAGATTATAAACAGTGTGATCTTGGATAAATTTAGGAACTGCACCTTCAACGATCTTACGTGCAAGCCCCTCTGCAATAGCAGTCTTGCCAACGCCCGGATCACCAATTAACATAACATTTGATTTGTTACGGCGAGCAAGTACTAACTGAACTTCTTCAAGTTCTTTCTCACGTCCAATAACTGGATCAATTTTTTTAGCTTTAGCACGGGCAGTGAGGTTTGTACAAAACTGTGTAATCATTCTTTCAATTTGCGGATTCCTGCCTTGACGATCAGTCTCTTCTTCAACATCATCCTTTGTGTTTTCCTTTTGCAAGAAACTAAGGAACCTGTCTTTGTCAATATTTGCTTTTCTAATAAAATACGCTGCATAGCTTTTCTTTTCGGCAAACATACTAATAAAACAATCAACTGGTTCTATTACTTGTCTGCCTGAAAACAAAACATGTGTAAATGCACGATTTAATACTTTGTCCACGGTGTTTGTTTTTTTAGGCCTATCAACATTAGGATTAACAATTTCTTTTAATTCCTCGTCGATAAATTTTTCTACGTTCTTACCTAGAGCGTTAACATCGGTTCCAAAACTAGTTAGTAGTTTTGCAAACGGCTCGTTTGTAATCAGTCCGTACAAGAAATGTTCTAGTGTAACATACTCGTGATTACGTTCGCCTGCTAGATGCACAGCTGATTCGAAAATTTGTTCTAGGTCTTTGTTTGGTTGTAACATTAATATACTATCCTTTGTTGATATTTAAGAAACTAATTGTCTTACAATATCTTTTTGACTTTCAGTTAAATCTTTAGGTACGATTATTTTGATCTCTATAAGTAATCGCCCCTTCATTCTATTATCTGCCATGTTAGGCATTCCATATCCCTGTACTGCTAGAATCTGTCCATATTGCGTGCCTGGTCCAATGTTAATTTCAAGAGTTTTATTATCTAAGGTATCGAATTTTTTCGATGTCCCTAAAATTGCTTCAAAACAGTCAATTGATAACTGCCTGACTAAATCGTCTCCTTGCCGTTGATAAATGTGATGTGGCTGAATATTAACCGTTAAATGAATATCGCCACGCGGTAAATTATAGTATGTATCATCTCCCATGCCTGACAATCGCAACACCGTTCCTTCTCGAACTCCTGCTGGAATTTTTAATTCCAACATTTGATCTTTGCCAGAAGGCAATACAACATTTGCTACCATATCTTTTCCTAGGAATGCTTCTTCTAGTGTAATAATGGTTTGCAAGTTCAGTGTTCTATTACGTTGTGGCTGTTGCTTAAAGCCTTGTCCAAAGAATGGAGTTCCACCACCTCCAAACATCTGGCTAAAAATATCTTCAAAACCCGGCGGCACACCGCCTCCAAAATGTCCACTATTGAATTGTGGTTGGGGATTATCGTATTGTGCTCGCTTGTCTAGGTCGCCCAGTGTATCGTAAGCCGCTTGGATTTCCTGAAACTTAGCAGTATCTCCACCCTTATCCGGATGGTGTTGACTTGCTAGCTTCCGAAAAGCCTTTTTAATTTCGTCTTGAGTTGCTGTTTTGGCAACGCCTAATGTTGAGTAGTAATCCATAATAGAAAAAGGTATAGTAAATTATACTATACCTTTCTGGTTAAGTCAAGAACTATTATTTCTTAGCTGGAGGAATTTCAGTGCCCTCCAATTTCTTGTGTATTTTAATTTTTTTGCAAACTTGTACAACTTCGCCCTTTTTGTCTTTTATAACAACTCCTTTGGCATCTGTTTTGTCTTTGCAAACTTCCTTGACTTC